TTGTGCATAATGTTCACGGTCTGTTGCCAAGTCACCTTTTTCAGCAACTTTTAATCTACGCATTACTTTAGAATGTTCACGTCCATCTATTTCTTCTTTATTTTCTTCAAAATATATACGTGCTTGTTTTACATTTTGTTGAATCAAAGTATCAACAGTACCTACATGAATTTTACTATCAAAATCTTTTAAGTCTACATTGATTGCTTCCTGGTCTTTACCTTGACGTTGACCTGTTGTTTGTATTTCAGTACGACCGGATACACGCAACTGTTTAACTAAATCTTTATCAGAGTGATTTACAATAGCTTCTTGCAGTGCATCATCTGCCCTGGCAATGGATGCACCATCAACCCATGCGTTGTATTCTTTAAAGGCATGACGTGCTACACCATCTTGTGCACGTGAGACACGTTGTTGCATTACTTTACTAAGCATCATACGTTGACTATCGTTCTCAGCTTTTTCTAAAAACTGTTTACTTAATTCAGTAGTAGCTTGAGTAAACAGAGGTTGATAATCATAAGCATCTTTACCGCGTTTATTATAGTAGCCACTTTGTGGATCGAATTGCATAGCACGTAAAGATTGACTGAACTCAACATCAAGTTCTTTAGCACGTGTTTCATTTTGTAACGCAAGTTCATCTAGTTCATGTTTACTGATAACTGAACTTAACTGTGTTAATGCTTCACCAACACCACCACCGAAAGCAGCACGTGATGCACCCCGTTGTTGGATACCACGAAGTGGTGTTTGCTGTACTTGTCGTTCTGCTTTAGGGATTGTAGGCATAACTATTAATCCTTATTTATTATATTTATACCACTTGTCAGCTACTGATGCTGTACCAGTTAGTAAACTGGAAAACGCACCACTTCTACCTTCAGCTGCTGCTAGTTGACCTTGAGCAAGTGCATTAGTACCTTGTACTCGATAAGACCAAGCTTCACGTGCTGCATTAGAACGAATAGCATATACATCTTCTTCACCAATAGCTGCTGTATCCAATATGACATCTTCAGCTGAACCTTCACCAATAGTAAAACCACTACCGGCTATAGCTGCTTTTTGTTTACCAATAAGTTTTTGTGTTGCCAGTCGTTGTTGTTTTTCTGCAAGTTCACCACGTGCTATCGCATCTTGTGCCTGGTACTCAGCTGTTACTGCATTATTAGCAGCAACTTCTTTGTTGTATCTGCCTTGTTCAAGTGACGAGTAAACAGATACACCTGTACCTATGACTGTGGCCCACATTGCTATTGCTGGTGTACACATTTTACGTACTCCTTAATTCAAACGGGTGAAACAACTCACCTTCAATACCATAAGGTTCAGGTTTTTTAATCTCAAATCCTAACCAGCGTAACCACCTTATGGTAATTTTATTATCAACATGTACATGATTTCTCATTATAGAATGTCGAGTTTTCCACTTGGCAATTATTTCTTTATTCTTACGAGAAAAAGCAAACGCATATCTCTCTATTAATGGTGTAGCTAACAACCATGGTGTAGCTTCTGTACTTAATGCATTTAATTTTGCTATACCAAATATTGCTACTAATTCACCATTAACTCTACCTGTCAATACTTCATAAGACATTGCTTTACTTAACTGTAATGCCTTTTCCACTGGTAAGTTTAATACTAGTTTACATTCAAGCTTGTCTATGTCACGTATGTTGTCAGCCAACTCTTTCAAATCAGCGTCAACAGTGGGTATCATGCTAACTTCCCACATCGTAATCAGGCACTATTGATAGAACGGTTAATGGTAATGGATCAACTTGTCGTATTAAAATTTGACCGCTATGCTCCCATGTTGATTCAATGGCAATGTTAAAATATCCTGTAGTTAAATTAGTAGCTTCACCCCAGTCTTCATCACTGCGTTGTTTTAATTCAACTAAGCTATCAGGTTCATCAATAGGGCCAGCCCACATACCACGTGAGTCTTCAACGCCTACAATAATTTCTTGTGCTGACTTAGGGCTACCGGCTGTACCTTCAAAAGGTGGTTCAAGTGTTTCCATATCTGAATAGTATGGTAAGCCTATGTGTATTTTATTAGCACCATAACTTAATGTTATTGCACCACTTGTAACAACTTGCCGTGGATGTACATTACCATCAGCAAGTATTGCAACTGACTCACCTTCCAGGTGGCCAAGTCCTGATAAAGTTGTAACCAGCTTTTTAGCAACACCATAATCTTCACCATCACTAGGTGCTTCATACGCAGTGAATGTAGTGCCATCAATACCTAATAGTTCATAGTCATTAGCTGTTTTATTAGCAACTTCATAAGTTGGGCCATTAATCTCAGTCATACCTAAAACAACACTGAAAACTATTTGATCGCCGTTATTAAATGTATGTCCTGCTGAATCTATAACCACTGGATTAGTTTGTGATGCACCTGTTACATCGTTAATATTACCGTTATAACTTAAACCACAATCAACAAAAAACGCATTTTCTACACCAGTGAACACACGTGTATGTAGTCTTTCAATGTACCGTTTAGCCACACCATTGATAGTACGTTTAACGACAAAGTAAACCGCGTCTTCATCATCTTCAGCAACACTACATACTGATTCAAATTCACCATCTGTTTCATGCTGATGCCATGCCAGCACTTCTTGTTCTTTTAAATAAGTTACACCTAATAGGATACCATCATCACGTACTATCCAAATTATACTGTTAGGTTCTTGTGCATACGTCCAATCGACTAAAGTATTTTTCTTAACTAAATGGTCTGACAATATAGATAATGGTTGACCTTTATATCCATCTGTCTCTAGTGCGTAAGCTACATCACGCACACGTGAGCCACGTGCTTGTATGTAAAGTATAGTGTTGTCAATGACAACAGTATCAATACCTGATGAACCACGATAAGACTGTGGCTTAGTTCTTAAATTCTGAAAAGCAAAATAATTATCACCTGATGTTATTTTATGTATAGCACCTGAAGTCATAACAATTAAATCTTCAAGTGATACCAGATTACGAACAGAATTAACTTGAGCAGAATCAATACGTAATGATATAGCATCATCATCTTTAGCCGGTGAACTGACATTGAAGTTATGAAAGTTACCTGTTTGTGAACACCATATCTGTTGTGGTTTATTAAGAGAATTTGCAAACACAAGACGTTGTTCATGATAAGTAGCAACAGAAGGATAATTACCTACTCCGGTGAAGTGGTCACGTTGCAGTGGTGGTGTATCATCATATTCAGGTATAAATTTTTCTTCAGTGAACCCTACTGCACCATCATTAGATAAACCTATAAATCCATATACACCATTCTTTTCTTTATAAATAGCATAAGATTCAGCACCTGTTACATTCGTCCATGTCAATACACAACCATCTTCTAATCCAGTTGTTGATGACGAAGGTAAACTTTCTTCAGCAAGTTCTTCACTTATAGCAGTAACTACGTAATTAAATGTTGCACCTGAACCACCTGAACTACTTAGTCCTGTAGGTGCTTCTATAGTTGGCTGGAAAGTTATGTCTGCTAAAGCCCATTTATCATGTGCTGTTCTGGCTAGGTCACTTTGTGGATGATTAGGATGACATACAGTTATGATGTCAGCTGACTGTAAAATTTTAATGTCAAATAATTCATCTTCTAAAAACGGTGTAGGTATTTCAACAATGTCATTTACCAATGGATGCCAGTAGTCTGTCCAGTTAGTACCTGAACCCGGCTGGTCATTTGCTGCTGCTGAAGTGTGGTCTTGCTTACAATAATAATTTACACCACCTTCTACTACATGGTCTGTGACAATATAAGCAGTAGTATCAATCCATGCTGAAGGTGTAACAGATAATAAAACTTGACCACCTTGACGTATGATACGTATGTATTGTTCACCCCATTCTAAAACATAAGTATCAGTAGTGTTAAACGCAAAAGGTAAAACACGTGTAGCTTTAGTACTATCTTTAACTTCAACAATAAATTCAGTGCCAGGTCGATTAGATGCTCCACCATGTGGATGTACTATCATGTTGTAGCACTTTTTTAATCCTGTTATGAATCGTGCAAGATCAGGTCTACGATGAAGTGCCGGTGTCAACTCACCAGAAGTAAAACTTGATTGAAGTCCTTTAGCCATTGGTCATTAATCTCTCGCGGTTATCCAGTCTGCATCAGGCTGTTCATCTTTTTGTTCCTGGTTTAAAGCTGAAGCCCTTGCTTTATTTATTTCTAAATCAAACAAAGCTATTTGTGCATCACGTATTTCAGATTTACCAGACAATGGCATAGCAATTAATGAACCAATTTTATGTGATACTGCAATAGTAAATTTTGGTGAGAACAAAGTTGTGTTAGTAACTCGTTTTGTATATTCAATTTGTGCAGCTTCTTCATCTGTTAAGATAACAATAGAATCACTTAACTCACTGTGCATTAATTCAAAAGGTATTGGCTTGTCACTTCTATAAGTAGTCAATATTTTACGTACAGCAACACAATCTGAAGGATAAGCATATTCAAAAGCCCACCCTAAAGGCGCTTCACCAACAGTTGCTAAAACAGCAGTACGTTTAGCAAACGGCCAGTTAAATTCTTCTAATGTTTCATTTACCGCTTGTGCATAATATAATTTACAAATACGTGCTTCAGCATTATTTTTTTCATCAAGTGTAGCAATAGTTGATTTTGATTTAATATGACCTAATGCCATATTACAAATTGACACATCAGTAGTCATGGTTATTTATCCTTTGGGTATAGAGCATCAGAGCGTTTATCAACTTCAATAGGCTTATCTTCAAAACCTAAATCTGTTAAAAGAATGGTTGCACTACGTCCATGTTCATCATTTGAATAAGAAACTAATTTACCGATAGCTTGTATCTTTAATTTCTCACCTACTTTTGGATCACTAAGGTTAAGTTTTTGTAACTCAGGTTCAGCTAATGTTATGCGTAAACCATAATGATAATCTTCTTTACTGGCATCAACAGGTTCACCAGTGAGTAATGTATCACCGCGTTGTTCTGCTTCAGTTCGTTTCATGCTGGTCAATGACATTTTATTTATCCTCTAAGAAAAAAGGCAGAAACAGTTTTGTCTCTGCCTTTTTTGGCACTATTAAAAGTTATGACTCATTAAGCTAATGGGTCATCACCTTTATCATCAGCATCAGGGTCAGTATCAGTGTCATCACCATCACCATCAGTGTCATCACCATCAGTGTCTAATGGATCATCACCTGCATCTGAATCAGCTGCTTCAGCTTCATCTTCTGCTTCTTGTTGAGCACGTTCAGCAACTTCAGCTGCTTCTTCTGCTTTAGTTTCAGCAGCTTTTAATTGTTCATTTGCTTTTTCAGCAGCTTCATCAGCAACTTCTGCTGCATCAGCAGCTTTAGCGGCTTTTAATTTTTTTGATGCTACCATCCAAGATGGCATTTTTTCATCTTTCTTTAATGGATATTCAAACTGATCGCCTGGTTCACGGATCCGTTTATAGTACCCACGTTGAGTTGCAGTAACTAACATAACAATTTCTCCCGTACAAAATTAAAAGTAGCCGGTTAAGTTTTAATTTAACCGGCTATAGCAGATTAACCTGTTACGTTAGTCTGATTACCCATTGAAATACCAGCAGTGATTTTACCAGCGTTAGGATTAGTTCCCGTTACTGTATAGCGTACTGCCATGTAACGTTCATCAATACCTTCTGGTAAATACATTGGTGGAATCCGCTTACCTGCAACTAAATCTGCAAGTACAATGGATGTAGTCTGAACCACTTTAGCTGAAGACATTGCTGCATTGTCATCAACTTCAAGTGCAATGGCCAAACTGGTCAATAGAGCAAAATCTTCAGTAACCTGGATTAAGACAGGGATAGGTACACCCTTACCTAAATCTTTGGTAACTGAAAGGTCGATTACGTTTTCTGAAAGAGCATTTGCTGTAATAGCCTGAGCATCAGAAAACAAGTTTGTGCTATCTAAAATCATGATTGATTTCTCCTGTTTAATTAATCTGATAGTTAAGCTATTAAGCTACTAAACTTTCAGTGTTAAGAATCGCGTCACATTCACGAATCGGCATACCAAGGAACTTAACAATTTCCTTACCTTCAAAATTATCCAGGGTAAGATTTACATTACCTTGAGTTTGAGCCAATTTGTGAAGTGCAGTGATAATAGTAGTGTTGCAATAAATTGCAGCCTTACCATTACGAACGCGGCGTTGACGTAACTTGTAGTAAGCATCAATCATGTACTGGTCGATGTTCTTACCACCTGACTGACCATTACCATTAATTTCGCTTACGTCCAGGTTAGCCACACGTGACACATAACGCCAGTCACGTACCGATAAACCTACATCCCATTGGAAATGTTCACGGTACACTTCATACATGGAACCATCAGATTTTTCTTTGGTTGTTTTACCAAGGTCTTCACGTTGAATACCGGCCATGGTTCCAGCTGGATATAACAAGTGAGTAGTCTTAGTTGACCAAACAATAAACCAGATAGATGTATTGTCAGCACCAGCACCACCAGCTAAAACAATTTGACCACCATTTTCAGCAGTCGTATCACTAAAGCGTGGAGTTAAACCCATGAACTGTTCAGGGGTAGAAGCAGTGTCACTGTAGAACAGTGCAGTTGCCATCTGATTAGACATACCTTCAATGAAGGCTTCAGCTTCATCTAAACGAAGTGCAGCACCATTTTTACCGGCTAATTTAATTAACTTGGCATCAACTTCTGAATATGCTTCTAACCAACCAGTGGTATCAGAAACTTGTCGAGTTGTTGATTTAGTAGGTTGAACACCTTGATAAAGTTTACGCCATGTACCAGTCGGTAGACCTGTACGCACTGTAGTTAAATGACTTGAACCATCATTACACTCAACAGTGATAGCGTCATCCATAATAGGATTGATTTCAGCAAGCATGTCGATGACTTCCGCCACTGCACCATTGCCGTCTAACTTGCGGTAATAATCCACAAGACTTAAATATGTATTTCCTATTGTAGCCATAATTTTGACTCCTTATTAAAAGTTATAATCGTTTCGTTCTATTAAGTTATTTGTCTTGTGTGTTTCCATACAAAACAGTTTCACGTTCGAGTTTGGATTCACCACCAACATCAGATAGCACTAAACCATCCTCACTCATTTTTAGCCCGATACGATAAAACAGTCTAACCACTTCAGGGTGATTACCCAGGCCAAGACCTTTAGGATTATCCACTGGGTGGTAAGGGTTCATCAACGTACTAAATTCATCAGTTGCTAATGCTTTATATGATTTTGCAACTACGGCCATTTTCAAATCATGATCTGCACCACCAACTTCTTTATCGGTTTTAACGTCTTCTTTCCACTGTTCAGTTTGGTCAGTGTAAGCATCAAACATTTGTTCTTGTCGTTGAACTTCATAGTCAACTAATTTCTGTGCATCAGCTTGTGTTAAATTTAAATCACGTGCTACTTCAGAAAATGATTCCATAGCAGCATCATCAATAATACCTTCATAATTTTCATCTAAGGTAAAGGCTTCATACTTTTCTGGTGCACCAGTTTCATCACCACTTTCTTCAGCTTTTTTCTTAGCTTCTTCAGCAGCAACTTTAATTTCTTCAGGTGTCTTACCTTCATCTGCTTTAGCTTTTTCAGCAGCTTTTATTTCTTCAGGTGTCTTGCCTTCACCTTCACCAGTACCTTCACCTTCGCCGGTTCCTTCACCAGTACCTTCACCTTCACCAGTACCTTCACCTTCGCCAGTGCCACCTAAGTCACCACCTTCACCATCGGTTTCATTACGCAGTAACATGTTCACACCATACATAAAAAATTTCATTGTACTTATCCTCTTTTGGATTCAAGTTGTTTTTGTTCATGTTCCATTTTTAAATAGTCATCGTGACAGTGTTCATGCAGTAGTGCCATGTAATTTAAACCAATGTCACGTTTACCTTCTTTAAAACTCATTACATTACTATCTATACTAAAACATGATTGAAACACCCCACACCTTGATAATAAGTTCCATATAGTTCTTCTACCACTAGATGTACTCATAGTAGCACGCAGGTCTTTTATCTCAGCTTGATTGTCATTGTGTTGGTTACGTTTAGCTTTAGATACGTCTTTTTCATCAGCACTGTTATAATTTTTATCTGTCATGATTTAAGTCGCAAAGTTATTAATAATAATTATTTCAAAATCCACTGTTACACTAGCTGTACCTACTGCTACTCTTTTTGCTAAAAATCCAAGGTCAGTGTATTCAGGGAATGGGCCATACCATGACTTTTTACTTTTGTTGATAGGTGATTCAAGACCTGTAATTTCAGTAAATGCTCGCATGGTATCGTAAGGTGGAGTAACTTTATTAGCATTTTCTCTAATAAAACCAAATATATTTACAGGTTTATTTGTTTCAGTATTTATAGAAATGCCATTGATATAAGCTGTCTTACCTTTAGGGACAGTGTAAGCACTTATTTGTGTTTGGCCGTGTGGGAAACCTTCGTTACCTATTATGGCCCAAATAGCACCACCACCTGATTCTCTTATTGTTATTACTCCAATATGAGAACCAACTGTTTGACTTGCATAAACACCTGAAGCAGTTATATAAGCCCTAAAAACTCTAAACCATGTATCAGGTATTACAACAGCTATTCTTCCATCGGTTGCATGTGCTGCAATAACTTCTTCTTTCTCTTCAAAGTCAGCACCAATGCCTATTATCTTTATTTCCCACATGCCAGTACTATTAAGTGCATCACCAATATCATCACTTACAAACTCAAGTGACTTTGCACTTATTGGTGTTTGATATATGCCGCCATGGGATACAACAGTAAAACCAGCTTCTGTTACAGCATCATTAGCACCAAACTTACTGATGATACTATGGCCAGGAACAATGCCGGTAACTACATCTAATAAAAACTCTGATGAATCTCTATGTACTGTTTGTGGAGGCATTACTGTGACACGCCTGGAATGTTACCACCTGTACCCGGTGTGTTGTTTAACATGTCTTCAAGCAAACCACTTTCAGTATTAACTTCACCAGCGGTCTTAGCAACTTCAGCAACTTCTTTTGTCATTGCTAATTGTGATTGACGTTTTTCTTGCTGCTGACGTGCTTGACGTATTGCTTCAACTTCTTCATCAGAGTTTACAACACCAGGTGGTGTACCTAACATTTCAGCATATTCATCAACCAACTGGTCACTATCAATTTTATCAAGTACACCTGGATCGAATTGTGCAAGTTGACCAGCAAACCCTGCTAGTCGTTCCAGTCCGGTAGTACCTACTAGTTTCTGTGCTTGTGCCATGATGCTAATGTATTCAACTTTAAGTTCAATGCCTTCAAGTTCAGGTGGTATTTCAGGTAAGATACCGGCACGCATTGCAATGTTGAATGTTCTGTCAATGAGTGGGTCAAGCAGTTCATCATTCAATCGTTCCATGACTGGCCCTAACATCAACAACTTCTCTTCATGTTTTTCTTCAACTTCACGTGCAGTAATTTGTCTGCGATCAGACTGTGCAAGCATTAAAAACAAGTCTTCATAAAACGCACGTTTAATACGTAGCTGTGTTTCGTATATATCTTCTTTTAAATCTTGTAAGTTAAAGTTAATTTGATAAGCCGGTGTGAACCCTGCACCATTAGCAGTGACATCTGTATAAGTTACACCACCTGGTAATGTGTTACTTGGTTTACCTTCAAGTGATGAACTGCCTACCATGGGTGGATCAATTTGTTTAGCAATACCTTTTGCTTTTTGTTTGTGTTGTACTTGTAATTGTTTAACATCACCTAATGCATCCATTCCGGGTGAACGTCCGTAGACATCATTACTTAATACATCCCATCGTGGTGCAACAACTGGCATTTCTTCAAAGCCACCTTTACGCAAGTACAGTTCATTACTACTACCTTCTTCCCAATAGTTAGAACGTACTGGCATATTTAAATTATCAATCTTTGAAACATCACGTGCTAAGTTTGGTTCAATGGCATGTATAACAGTTATCCATTGTTGAAAATGTTTTTTCTCATAGAGTTGCCTGGTTGATTCAGTAACATTGTTAATGCCAAATTTACTGACAATTTGAATGACTGTCATTGGTATCTTTCTGTAAATCGTATCAATTTTAAGTCGTGCATCATTGGCCATGTAATAACTACCGACTGTAAACGGAAACGCACGTATAACATCATCAAAGTCTTCCTGAATGAAGATAGGTGATGTACCAAACGTACCGAGTTCAGCATAACTTGTATGCAGTGCACCATAGATATTAGAACGTGCAAATATTTCACGTAACAGTGCTTCAACTTGTGCTAACCATTCTTTAACAGGTGCAAATTCTTTTAGACCTGGATCAGGTGTTGATAGTCTGAACCATGGACGTGCCGGTGATGTGATACCGGCCATCATGCCACTGGCTAATGTACGTGCTGCTAATGTCGCAGTGTTATCAATAATGTTTGAATTTTTCTTACCACCTTTATTGACATCAGTTTCCAGGAACCGGCCACGTCTTGGTAGTATGAATTGTTGTAGTTCAATCCAATGACTTTGCCAACTGGTACGCTCAGTGTTTAATGCTGACAGCGTTGTGTTTTGGATTTCTTTTAATGATGGCATTTAAGTACCCAGTAAAGTTTTGCTTGAAGTTTTAGCGGGTGTAGCTGCTAATCCTGGTGTCAGTATCGTACTTTGACGGCCGGCAGCTGCTGCAAGTTTCTTACGTTCTTTACGTCGAGCATGTTTCACAGCATCAGATACTTCTGCTTCAGGTTGAATAGGTGGCGGTGGTGGTGGTGGTGGTGAACCAGCTGAACACATAGGGGTAACTCCTTAACCTAAAATAGTTTTTTTACGTTTATCATCATCAACACCGCCTAATGTGCCAGTTAATACTGTACTTTGACGGCCACGTGCTATTGCACGTTGTCTGCGTTTGGATTGTCTTTGTCTACGTAAATCAGGACTGACACGCTTGTAAGGTTTACGTGCTGATTTTGCAAGGTCACGACCTATTGCGCCACCATCGTTTGGAAATCTACCGGCTATACCAGTAACTTTACCAGTAACTTCACCATAATCTCCTGTTATGCCTGACACTCTATCCGCATCATAATATTTATAATCAGGTGCTGCTTCTTTTTGTTTTGATGGCCTGCCCGGAAAACGACTTGTTAGACCTGAATCAGTTGAAGTGTCTTCAACTGGTTCATTTAGGTGGCTTTTATCAGCATAGTATCCACCTTCTTCAGGTTTTTTATCAGACTTAATAAAAATTGTTTTTTTCTTTTTTGGTTTTAATCCAAGGCCTAATCGTGATGCTAAATCACCAGTACCAGTACCAGTACCAGTATCACTATCATCATCAACTTCTACATTGTACCCACCTTTCTCAGCATCATACTCACTTCGTAAACGCTTTAAGTCTTCATCAGCTTGTTTTGTATCTCTAGGATTTCTTGCTGCCATGGTAGTGTTCTCCGATTAGATGAACAGAATAATAGCAACAGTGCATGGTATCTCAGTTAATACGTCATAGTTTCAATGGGTCAAAGTCATCAAAGCCTGGCACAAACTGTTTAGCTTTACCACTAAGTAAGTCAGCTTGTCGTTTTGGTGTGTCGATTCTACCGAGCACATAAGCATCACCATCATCAGGTGAACGACCTAAACGCTTAATGATTTCTTTTTTCTCTTCAATCTTTATGACACCACCACTTCTATATTCCCATAGTGGTGTAGCCAAGTCAGCGAGTAGTTTAGGATCAGGTGGTAACGCCGCACCTGTATCATTTATGGGGTCAAGCCATTCACGAAAACGCCAGTATGTTTCAGCACGTAAGTTTAAAAATGTTAATTTACCTGTAGCAGTATCATGTGCGTATGATTTAGCTGCATTGTTCACACCAATGACATGTACATCATTTTGATTTAATGAATCATACGGACTGCTACCTACACCAATGATATCAATGTGAACAGGTGCAGCATTACGTCTGTGTGATATTACCTGACCAGCAACTACTGGCCCATTGATTGTTGCTTGACCTTGCAATCGAATAGGTTTATCAAACCAGTTGTCATGTCTTCGTGCAATCACAGTACTGTCACGACCCCCACGTGCAACATCAACACCCATGGATGACATTTCACCTTTTTGTTTACGTGGTTTCCATCGTGCCATGGCTTCTTCAATCCATGATGTAGGTATCACTTGCCATGGATCATCTTCCATGCCAGCAGCAAAATCACCTTTCAACATTTGTGAACGTAGTGGTTCAGGCATTGCTTGAAGTGTTGCGGTGTAACCTGTTTGCATTAAGTAAGGATTATCTTTCACACGTGATGGTATGAATGTACGTGACTGTGATATGAGTGGATACTCTTCATTGTTAGTGACATCAGTGTTAGGTATCAACGCACCTGGTTGCACTTCTATTTTGTTTGGTACTTTATAATCTTTACCATCAAGTGTGATGTAATGAAGTAATGTACCTGGACGTACAGGATAGTCCGGGTGTTTCTTATCAAGCCATGGCGCAAAGAAGTTTCTGATCCACTGGCCTTCAGGTGTTGTTGGTGGATTGAATGTCAGCAATACTTGTGTACGTTGA